CTGGACCCAACCGTGGAAGTCTTCATCCAGCATCTGAGTACCATTGGTCTCAAACGTGACATCGGCTAGGGTGCTTAGGCTAGGATGTTCCAGTAGTGCAGGATAGTTCTTTTGCCAACCTAGTAAAGGTTCACCTCCGGTGATCACAAGATGCACATGATTGCCGTTGGGCTGTTTCCAGTCACCGTTAGGCAACAAAGACAACATACGAACAGCAATAGCATCATTGTCCATGGATGGACTGAATTCTTTGAACTTTGGATCCCATGATGCATAGCTGTCACAGCCTGTGGTTACCAGAGGCAGGTCTTCAAATTTCTGATATTTGTCTGGACTTGCACGTACAAGTTCCAGTACCTGCTCACGTTCTGTGCTGACTTCACCTGGCTTGCAACCAAATCCAGCACATTTGAAGTTACAACCAAATGTGCGCATGAACACACTGGGCACTCCTACAAAGCGTCCTTCGCCTTGTGCTGAATAAAAAAGTTCGCTGATTTTAAATTTCATTTTAGAATTTCCTTAGATACTTTATTGTATAGATTGTCAAAGTTATTGTCTAGCCAGTCATCTACCGTTTGTGGATTCCAGTCTGGAATGACTTTCTTTAGCTTATTTAGGTTTGCGGAGCTCTCCCATTGATATTTCTCTACCATGTGTTCGGGCATGGGTACAACCATTATCTGTGCATTTTCCACGCCTACCTTGCGTTGTATGCTGGTAGCAATATCTTTAAATGTGAGTTGGAGGCCTGTGCCAACATTGTAAACACCACTAATTTGTGCTTGTTTCAATTTCATTATTGCATCAATGCAATCGTCAACACTGATAAAGTCACGTGAACCCAGGCGACCTTGGTGCGACCACACAGTGAGCCTACGCTGTGTGATTGCTTGTTCAACATAACGGCGTATAGGACTTGGTTGTTGCTTGTGACCTTCGTTGCGTCCATATACGTTGAAGAAACGCACACCAATTACTGGCACTGTGAATTCTTGTACAGCACACCAGTTGTCCACAGCTAACTTGCTTACACCATATAGGTGTTGTGGTTGCACAGGTCCCCATTCAGAACTACCATTCCATGGTCCGTAGATACTGGCACTAGAAGCATAGGTAATTCCGCAACCGTGTTGTTCAGCAAAGTGAATCCAGTGTTGAGTATCTTCAATGTTTTTGCGAACAAGATCATCCCAGTTGTCTGCAATAGTTTCACTGATTGCACCCATGTGAAAAACCCATTCAATAGGTTCTTGGGCAGTCCAGGTTTTGCCGCGATCTGCCCAATCCATGCTGTGTACCTTGTGCCCATGATCCACAAGGTATTGTTTAAGTTCGCTGCCTATAAAGCCGCGATCACCGGTTAGTATTATCATCTTCCCTCGTCCAACCACGGCCACGTTCCCGCTGGTGCCGTTCTATAGTTGCCACGGCCCGGAATTGTATGTCGTACACCACCCACCGGATCCTCGACGTCACCCTGGCGACGGGGAATAAGATGGATGTGAGGCCACGGCACAGTTTGACCTGCACTTTCGCCGTAATTAAATCCAATGTTGAAACCATCCCACTCTCCTGCATTTACTTGATCAATTCCATGGTTAATAGCATCCATGACTGCTTCTTGTAGAATATCTACTGTGTTGTATTGTGGAACAAACAACATGTGCCCTTCGGTGCATGGATACTTGTCTAGGTACACTGTAACATGAAAATCTTCACGTACCACAGTGGTCCAGGGAGTACCGGCTTCTTCTCGACTGTCTGGAATGGTTTCAAACACCTTCTTCATTGATCACCCTTCGTATATTGAGCTGTTACCAGCGTGTTCGAATACCTCAGCACTTACTAGACGCACACGAGGAAACTCGTCGCCTAGCAAGTTTTTGTATTTGTTGTCTGGCAGATCATGCAACCACTGACTAACATGCTCATAGACTATTTGTGCAAACATTTCACAACCAACGCCAGCAACAATGCGTAGATCACAAACACCGCTGTCATTGTATCCACCTTTGATGTCATTCATTTGCTTGAAGAAATCCAGGTGAGGATCATCTTCTGCCACAACAAAGGTATGATCAAACATGCTGTCTAGCCATGCTTTGACTTCCTTGAGTCCTCCAAAGTCTTGTACCCAGTTATTTTCATCCAGTTCGTCTGCTTCAAATACAAAGCGGAATCCTAGACTGTATCCGTGGATGGTTGAGCAATGTGAGTGTGTGGCCTTGTGTTGTCTAAAACAACAACTAAAGCCTCTGTCGTTACCGTAAGTTTTTGTACTGAATCGTCTTGCCATGATTTTCTCCTATGTTAGATTATAGCATAGGCAGCAGAATTTGTATAGCGGGATGATGCTCAAAGACCGCTTAGAGAATTATTTATTGCTAGGGCCAATGCGGTCATCGGGAACCTGATCAAAGTAGCCTTCCTTGGCCATTCTTTGTTTCAGTTCTTCTGCACCTGCAACACGTTGTCTAAGCTCACTGGAACTGAAACTGTGATCTCGTCCGTTAAAATACAGATCAATATTACGCTTGATACAGATATTACGACCTGTAAATTCTTGACCTTCGTACTCCACACCGAGTATGCGTACATCAATAGGTAAAACAAGCAAGAGGTCTTCTAGATCTTTTTCTGTGTTATACACCCAGATCTCGTCCACATACTTACAGCCTACCAGTTGCAGTTGTCGTTCAACCACACTCTGTACCGGACGATTTTTATTAGGCCGGTCCAGCGTTGGATCATTTTGCAAAGCACAAATCAAGTACTCGCATTGTTCTTTTGTTTCACGAAGCATAGCAATATGACCTGCATGTAGAAGATCAAACGTTGAGGCTGTGAAGCCAACTCTTTTTCCATTTATCATTTCAGTTCTCCCACCAGTTTTCCCAAGGAAACACCACCCATGATGGTTCATCAAGTTTGTTAATAGTTAGCCCTACGTAGTCCACGTTCTTAAATTCACTGGCTTCGTTGTTGACTAGAACCGCGAAGCGAACAGTGTTGTTCCAGATACCTCCCCATACAGGATCATCGGGCAAACATCCACTTGCCCAATCTTCCTGTATCCAGTTTAGTGTACGACCGCTATCGTTAATGTCATCCACAATCAAGATGTTCTTGCGAAGTGCAGGGCTAGATGTGATCCGGTCAGGGTCGCGAACCGCAGGAGGCTCAGTGCCTTCGTATGGAACATAACCAAATGCGTCTTCTGCCATCCACAAATTGCTTTCAGGTCCAAGGTCAGCATCACGGAAACTGACGTTTAGTGTTTGCATAGGAATGTCGAGATAGTGACTCAACATAGTGGCAGGCACAAGTCCGCCACGTGTGATTCCTACAATGTAGTCTGGCCGCCAGTTGTCCTGTGCCATGTCTCTTACAATTTTGTGTATCCATGTTCTTACATGTTTGTCATTGTGATATAGTTTCATTTCTTGGTACCTTTATGTTATGATTAATAATGTTGTCTGGCCATTTCTTGTGTGAGATCGTGACATACAACCTTAAACGGATTTAGTGCTACTACGCCGGGCGAGATAATCTTCATTGTGTTCCCAATCTGTTCGTGGATCTCTACCTACTAAAAATCCCCATGCGCGAGTGTGTGGTCCGGGCATGAACAAGGTCCAGGCAGTCACGCCAGGATCCAGTTCAATCCGATGATAACTGTTAGCACTGCAAGTGCGAAAGTGTCCAGGCCCACGCCAGTGACGAATCTCGCCAATCTTGTGACCAAGGATGTTAAACTCTGGAATCCATTCATAGTAGCCACCTTTCAAAATCAATGTAGCATAAGGCCAGGGATGATCATGCACATCATCTGGATCACCCTTTAGAAATTTATGCAGAAATATGTTAAACGGAAAACGCTCTCGTTCTTTCAAGAACAAGTAGTAGCGTTCTAGATACGGCTCGTTGTCAAGCCTATCTGTGATGATACGTTTGCGTCCTAGCCGATCAAGCAGTTTCAACAGCATCTACTTCTTCTTTCAAATAGCGGATCAATTCCTTGTCCGTGGGTTGTACTGTGTAGTTGGATTTGAAGAATATCTCATATGAGTCGGAACCATATTTGCCTATTCCATACAGCATTGTAGCATCATCATGATCCCAAGTCAAGAAGTCTTGACTCATTCGTCGCAGTGTGTTTTGCCGTTTGTTGTACATGCCTAGTGGAGTAATCACTTCAATCACTTGTTCGGGTGTGCTTGTTAGGAACGATTCAGGATCAAGCCAACGACTTAAGAATTCAGGCAAGACCGTTTTTACTGGTTTCCTGCCTGTTTGATTCAACATGATCACACCAACCATGTGCTGCCATGCTCCGCTGATCTGTTGCTGGACCATAAGATCATCACGCAATTTTAACATTGATGCCTCCCACACTGGAGCCTTTGTAGTTGTCATCTTTTAACAAATCATTCACTTGTGTAGCGGTCAGCGGAGGAACAGCACCGTATCCTAGGTCTAGTGTCGTGCCTGTGGATGTTTGGGTTTGTGCCCAGATTGTTCCCGGAGGATAAGTTCCAGGTTGCGGCGGCCAATTGGGGCCTCCACCAGGTGGCCACTGGGGTGGTGGTACATAAGGGCCAAGCGGAACGCTTCCGCCTCCCAGACCTCCGCCAGGGTAGACTCGTTTTTGTTGTTGATCAGTTTCAAGTCTTTCCAACCTCCGGAGGATAGTGGCTTGATCATCAAACATGCGGCGCAATGGACCATTACGTCGATCGTGTTGTGTATGATTACGTGCCAGAGCCGCAATGACCATTAAATGCTGTAAGGTCTTTTGTACGCCAGGATCGTCACTGGCAATTGCTTCATCAAATAAATCAATGAATGCTTCTAGGTCAAAATCTGACTGGTCTTTTTCTCTACTTGGCATACTGGTTCCCATGTTACCACTCTGTGGCTGAATTGTCGTCTAGATATTTGTCTACCATTGCATTTGCTTCTGCAAGATCTACGGCATGTACGATAAATGTCACCATACCGTTTTTAATTGAAACATCAAATGGCACCTTACCATTGAACATAAAATTCTCAGGCTCGGATTTAATGATGCGAAATTCCTGCATCCTTCGAGCCCTCTCGATTAGATTTTGTGCGAACTCCGCAGCATTTTTCATACTATCTCCTCAACAATTCCTAATCCTTCTGCTAGAATTAGCAATGACCCTGCAATCAGTAAGTTTCCATCAATTAGAAAAACTCCTGCCACAATTCGTAATCCGCTTTTTGCCAGGCTCACATAAAAGTGTCCTCGGCTGGTATCTTTGGGTTGAACGTCTATATTCATCTTGGTGCAAAGTCCTGTTGTAGTTTGATGTTGTCAAAGAATTCCTTCTTAACACCAGCATCCTCTTTGAATGCTCCGTGTAACACAGTGGTCTGTGTCAACGAACTGTGAGCCATGATGCCACGGTTCTCACAGCATCCATGTATGGCCTGTATGTACACGCCAACATCTTTGGATCCTGTTGCTGCCATTATTTCTCGGGCGATGTCGTTGCAGAGTTCTTCCTGTAGAGTACCACGACGAGCGCACCACTGAGCAATACGAGTGTACTTGCTAAGACCAATGAGCTTTTGAGCGGCAATAATCCCGATATAAGCAACGCCACTGACAGGTTGGTGGTGATGACTGCACATACTGCGAAGCTCACTGCGTACCACAAGCATTCCTTCGTAGCGGTCTGCTGAATCATTTGGAAATGCTGTTGCGTCTGGTGCTGGTTCATATCTTCCTGCCATTATTTCGTTAAAGTACATCTTGGCCAGTCTACGTGCTGTACCTTGACTATTAGGATCGTTTTCACGATCGATCAGCAGTGCGTCTAGCACACCTTCGAATGCCACGGTGGCTTCATCAATCAGTTTATCTTTTGTAACATCTGATACGTATTCACTAATGTTGTCGCCTGCCCAGAAACGTCTGCCATCACGTTTCATCTTAGCACGGAGGTATCCACCTAGGTAACCTTCCGAATATCCGCCATCGCCTGCCATTGCGTCCAGGCCTGTTTCTTTTTTATCTGTCAATTTGATTTTCTCCGAGTTAATGACGTGGATGTCAATTGTTAATTGTAAACTTATTTAGACGAGCTGTCAACAGATTCTGGCAGGTTATTATACCATTTCCATGCACTGTTGATGATTGTTTCTAGGTCACTGCGTTCTGGACTCCAACCTAGTGTACTGCTGGATAGCACAGTTCCAGCAACTAATCTAGCTGGATCTCCGGCTCGACGATCTCCGACCACTACTTCTACAGGTCCAACATACTGTTTTACTGCATCAATGATTTCCTGGTTGCTGTAGCCTCTTCCAGTGCCTAGGTTCAACATATAATGATTGCCACGTTGGCTATCACCAAAGCTCATGCAGTATTGGATAGCCATCATGTGAGCTTCTGCTAGATCTTCTACGTGTACATAGTCTCGAACACAGGTACCATCAGCAGTAGGATAATCTGTGCCATATAGTGTGAACTCTTTATGGTCTCTCACACTCTCTAGCAAACGAGCAATGATATGAGTTGCACCTGGTGCTTGTCCTAGCTCACCATCTGCATCTGCTCCACATGCATTGAAATATCTCAAGCTCATAGCAGTTAGTCCGTATGCACGACACATGTCAGTTAGCATGAGCTCAATCATGGCCTTGCTTTGTCCATATGGACTGAGTGGATTCCAAGGTTGGTTCACTTGAATAAGATCAACGTCGGGCTCACCGTACACAGCGGCACTGCTGGAGAATATCACAACAGGCGGATGTGGTAAACTCTTTAGTACAGACAAAAACATAGCTGTCTTGGCCACATTGTTTGTGTAGTACTCTGCTGGATCTAGTACGCTAGGACCAACAAGACTGGTGCCTGCACAGTGTACAACTGCACTGATAGCTTGATATTCTGTGAGTAATTTGAAACAGTCATCACTTGCATAGTCAGTCTCAATGAACTCGTGCATGTGTTTTATTGCATGCTCGCGCCTTACCCGATCAACGCCAACCACAGCATATCCTGTATCTTTAAGAAGTTTGCACACATGACTACCAATGTAGCCAGTTGCTCCTGTTACTAACACAGCAATCATCTTAAACGTCCCTGTCCATTTCGCCTGCTTCTTTGACCAAGCTCAATACTTCGTCCAGCGTGTTGCACAGGATCTTGGCATTCACATAGTCGCCTTTTTTGTTACGCCCACCAGCTTCTAGCATGAAGCCATTGTCGTACATGTTGACAGTAAATGATTCATTTACCTTGGTCAGCTTGTCGCTGAGTTTGTTTACTGATTTAGCTGTTGCCATGATTATTTCCTATCCCCAAAAAGTTGTAATAAATTCAAGAACAAGTTGATAAAGTCCATGTACAGTGTTAATGCGCCACGCACTTCTGCAACATTGCTGGCCTCTACACTGAGTTCTTCACGAATCTTTTGTGTGTCGTAGGCAGTGAGTCCTAAAAAGATAATGATGGCTAATGCTGAGATTACCATTTGCATAACTGTTGAACCAATGAAGATATTAACAATACTGGCAATAACAATAGCAATCAATCCTACGAACATAAACTTGCCCACGCTGTCCAGGCTACGTTTGGTAAAGTAACCATAGCCACTCATCACTCCAAACAATATGGCTGCACCCATGAATGCACTCACGATTGATCCCATGGTAAACACAGCAAATATCATGGAAAAGCTCAAGCCCATTAAGGCCGCAAATCCATGCAAACATAACTGTGCAGTACCTTTGCTGGGATTGTTACCCAGCACGTAGCTGATGCCAAAGATAGCCGCAAGTGGTGCAAAGATCACAATCCACTTCAACACACCTGTAAAAAAGAATGCCAGTAACTCTGGGGTGGTGCCCACAAAGTAACTAACAATCATGGAAACTAAAACAGCCAGGCTCATGTGTCCGTAAACACGGCCCATTGCTGAATTGATTTCCTCGGCTGAACGGTATGCAATAACCCCGCCGTCTGTATAATTTGTACCAAACATTTTATTCTCCTTTAAGTACTTGTAGCATTCTATACTGTTCAAACAGTTTTGTCAAGTCGACCCATCCACCTAGCCCATCTGCTATCTGCAGAGTTTGTCCATATGCCCATGACGCTGCCGCACGATGATACAATATTTGTGTGGTGCGATGATCAACTATGGGTGCAGACTCTATTAACATTTGTGACCATAGTTCCTGATCAGAACTTTGTTTCATGTGTGTGCTTGCGATAGTCTGTGCTCATGCGCCGCATACGCTCGCCTTTACCTTGCATGATGTTCACGATACGTTCAACTGTATTGTTGGTGTGATCACTGATACGGCCTTGGTTGGCATGCGGCCTGCGGATCAGCTTTTCCAGCTTGGTGATAGCATCCTCTAGACTCCAAGGAATATAAAGTCTGTCAGGACAGTTTGCAAAGGTTTCAGGGAAACTACGATAAGCAGGATAAAGTACATTGCAACCAAGAGTGTCCGCTTCTGATACAGTGTTTGAGACCCAATCTTGCAGAGCGCAATTAAAAAGCACACGAGTGTCATTAAGGAGACGATAGTAATCATTCTTCTCCAGGTCCTCATAGATTGTGAGCAAGCCACGTGCTTGTAGGTCTCTTGTACGAGCCATGTAGCTGTCGTTGTTGCTCTTTAGTTTGGCACCAGAGAACAAGGCAAACTCCAGCTTCTCACCTGGATGGCGTTCTGCCCACAGTTCAATTAGATCCATGTAAAAGTCTGGTTGCTTCTCTTGATCCCAACGTGCGGCAAAGCCCACTCGGAATGCACGTTGATCAAATGGTCGAAGCTCGCCGCCTGGCACACGCTCACGTACTTCGCTCTTGCCAAACGCAAGTCCGGAGATGTTGTAGATAGGAGCAGTCCAGCCTGCCACCTTCATGTGCATGACCATCTCTTCGTTGGTAGCAAGTACAGCACCACCAGAGATTGTGACAATATCATTGACCATGCGTTCATAGTCCATCATCCACCGGCCCATGCCCCAAACGTGTACAAAGTCATCTGGGTCAATTGCTTGTGCCAAACAGCGCACATAGATTTTGGGACGCAGGTTATCAGGAACTTGGTTGATGATGTAGCCAAGACTTTCAAAGCCTGGTTGGAACATGTCTTCAAAGTAGATCACATCCTCGCCAGTTACTTCGCCTTGTTGCATCATACGAACCAGGTTCATCGTCTGGCTCATGCTAAAGTAACTGCGACCATGTGCGTCCAGCACCTGACCCACAACAATCTGCTGACTGTTGTCTAGGGTCTCGCCGGGCACATAGACCACATCTAGTCCACGTGCATCAAACACACGCCGGTTCCACTCTGTGAGTTGCAGAGTATATCGAGCCTTGTAGCTCTCCAGGCCCATGTAGTATAGCTTACGCATTATCGATTTCCTGAACGATAGTTGTTGTATCCACGAGGACCATTGGTATCACGTGGTTTGAATTTGTTACGATCGTCTTCCTTTTGGAACCAACGATTCTTCACATACTTGCCATCACGCTTGCGCATGAAGTCTTGATAGGTGATACTGCGTTCGTTGTAGAGATCACGTTCATCAAAGATATACCCGTAGTTTACACAAAAGGTGCGTAGGTCCTCAAGATCATCGTAGATCTGCGATACTTCTGGCTTCATTTGTAGATATTTGTTGAGCCATTTTGGTTGTGCCATTTTAGTTTCTCCTATCAGGCGTTAAGTGTTTGTTCGGGGGTACGTGGATCGCGGTACACAATCTCACAGCCATTTTCATCATCCTCGCTAACACTGATAATAACATGTCTGCCAGGATAACGCAAGTTGATTTGGGAATATAGGTCGTCTGCAATCATTTCGCATGACTTGTAGTCAAGTGCTAGGACGGAACCGTTACCATTATACAGTGCCTCGAGCCATCGCTTGAATTGGATGAACTCAATATCTCTGTCGTTATGGAACACAGAGATGGCCACCTTGAAATGGAAAATATGGCGATGAGGATTAGCCAGGAACGCAACATCAGCCAGTTGTGGATCAGTGGCTGCTGCCGGATACTTATGTATGCCTTCTTTTTGGAATCTCACCCAGATCATACGATCTGCCATGTGACTGTTGATGCCGGTTTGTTCTCGGTCTGACTGGGTGGTCATGCTAACAGTCCTTCGCACATGGTTTTGATGTGTGCTTCTTCTAAAAAGAATTGATAGGTGCTCGTGTTTACAACTTCACCTTGGTCGTTGTAGCACTCTCCAGTGAACTCTAGGCACTTGAGAGTGCTTGGGCTCACGCAGTTGAATACTTTTGCATGTAGTTTAAAAGCCTCTTCGTCTCTTATATAAAACTCTTTCATTTGATTACCTCATCTTGTGTGTATTTAGACCAGTCTGTGAATACAGCACGATTTTTTAGTTCGTGCAAACTATGACACCAAACACCAGGATTAGTTGCCTGGAAATCTTTGTCGTCAATCTTGATAGTTGTGTTATAATTGTAGAGTTTAGCATAGGGTAATTTTACACTGATCATTGGAATAAAGCGATCGTGGTCAATCAATGTGCCTTCTAGTAGACCTTCTGCCGCACTCACATCAACATCCAAGGTACACCAGGCGCCATGCATGAGGCAAACACCAATCATGTTTTCCCAGCGTGTCCATTCGTCACTGTTGTTAACTGCTAGATTGGGGAAACTTTGATTAGCACCAAAGTAGATATGCTCGCAGTTGTTTTTCTGTGCGGCCGCTGTGATTTCTGTTGAGTCCTGAACACCAACCACAAACAGAGTACGCATGCCATATGCAGGGCTGTGTTCTACTTCGGTACCAACAAAAAACTTTACACTGTCGTGTCCATCTCTATTCATTTGTTCTTTTCTTCCTGCTCTAGTTTGTTAAGGCGGGCAATCTCGTCTTTGTATTGTAGCTTCTTTTTCTTGAGTTCTGCAACCTTTGATTCGTCCGCATGTGGATGTTTTTCCATTTCATGCAGTTGTAGCTCTAGAACTCTGTGTGCTTCTTGTAGGTGTTTGATTCTAACTTCGTAAGATTCTATTTCAATCTCCTCTGTTTGCTCTTTCAAGAAGGTTCTCCAATGCATTTTCGTCCAAAGTTTCTTCCACTTCCTCATTTGTAGTCTCCTCTACCACTTCAAATAATACATCAAACATGGGTCTTGCGCTAAATGTTTTTTCGCCTTTGAATCCACGAGTTCCAATGATCTGATTCCAGTATCCTGTTTTGCTTGAATACATGGGAGTTTCAATGATATCCAATGCAGCCTGTTTGGTTGGCGCAGAAAATATACGTTCCACAATGTCTGTAAAGTACTCACCATCACCAGTGTCTAGCTCATGTCTCATCATGTAAGGATAACGCCCAGCATCAAATTCACGATTGGCACGTTGTACACTTTCAATATGAGTCCATACATTATGACCCATCAGTAGCATGTAGCTAAAACTATCCCAGGACGTTTTGCCTTCTTTGCCATTCTTGTTTAGATCACCTGGATTGTACACACAGATATCTTTCATTTGACACAGCGCACTAATCGGCGACTCATCAAAGTGGTGGATCAGTTTGTCCTGTAGGATAGCATCACGATAGCCACGAGTATCGGTAGCATACTTCTTGTCATCCACAATAGGACTCATCCTATAGGACCACTTGCCTTGGTGTGTGAGATCAATCTCGTGATACACCTGACCATTGGCTGTGGCGAGGAATGGGCTGGCACAATCAAAGGATATAGTAAAATTCGGATTAACGTGTTTCCTAACAGCCCTTTGAATCACGGTGAGTAGCACAGCCCATTCCAACTTTGAAGTACCCAAGAAGTGCATCCAATCATGAACACCTTCTTGCAGTAGATTATCGTAGCGCAGTGTAACCAGTCGCTTGAGAATCAACTGTATGTCACACATGTTTTGTCCACCCATGGCCCAGCCATCAAAGTGTGTGTCGGGATATTTCACCGGATCACAATACTCTTTCATGATATCGTACCAGGCATCGGCGTTGGGATGATTATCACCTTGTAGCACGTTTAGAATACGTGTGCCGCCATTCTTGTAACCTTTACGGTTCTTCATGAAGTATTCGTTGTTGTACTTGGTAGCATCAACTGCTTGTGATAGTGTTTTAATGCCACAAGCATCACTGGCTTTCTTGTCATGGATGACCCAGGTCGGAATATCCAAGGTCATGGCATAGTCACTAATACCGTCTAACCATTTGAGAATAGCTGATCTTTTCTTTTCTGCCTTGGCACAGCCCGAGTTGGCTTTCCAGTCGCCTTCCCACAAACCCTTGGCAATCTGGAATCCACCCGAGTCACCCAGCATGAACGTGCCTGGCTCGCGAGCTCGTACCATGTCCTCAGACCAGTCTTGTTTGTTTAGGTCTAGGTTAGCATGTCCACCGGAATACAAACTCCACTTGTATGGAAACAATGCTTTAGAACTGTTGAGCCAGTTCATCTGTTCCATGTCTGGCATGCCTGTGGGCATACGTGTGGGTTCTACATAAGGACCGTTTACTAGATCTCTTTGCTTGCCCACAAAGGTAGCATAGAAACCAGAGATAGCCGGAAGGAACACAGCATAGTCATTCTGCTTGGCAGTGAAATTATCTTGATTAGGCTGGTTGCTCATTCTTTTTTTCTTCTAGTGTTAGTATGTCCATGATCTTAAACTGCTCGTAGGCTTGTTTAAGACCAGGATGGCGTTCCATGCGTTGCAGAAGATCACGTTCTTCTTCCATCTTGTACCTAACCCATTTAATGGCTTCTTCGGCAGTGGGCTCTAGTCCTACTGTGGCATAGCTGGTACTCAAGTTGAGCCAGCTTGATCCGTCAAACACCTGCAGGTCTGTTCCATTGATGCGCATCATACCTTGCATGGGATTGTTTACGTTTGGGCTAACATACGGAACACTGGTATTACCACCAGTTACTGTTATGCCGCCAACGCCTTGCAAGCCTTTGATCATTTCTGGTGTGCTGGTAGCAGATATGTGTATGCGCAGATACCACTGTCCACAGTGATCTGTAGCACACCTTCATCGCTGATCTTGAGATGCTTGTCACCAGCCAGTCCAAGGATACTGATCACAGCGCCAACTGGCCAACACCAGTTTTTAGTGAATGTACCACTTACCCCGTCAGCAAACACAAAGTTACCTGCATGGCTTGAGTGATCACCAAAGTAGAACTTCAACTGGTTGTTTTCAATCTTGGGTGCAAAGGTTGTTTCTTCACTGTTTGCTGCCGCTTGGTATTTCATCTTTTGGAAACTTGCCACAGTTGGAGTAATTTCCACAGTCCACTTGACCTGCTTCATCTTTACTGTTTTTAGTTTGTCGTTAACAACTGCCGCTTCCATAAAGCGATAATCATTCTTGAAGTCACCGTTCTTGTTTTCAAAGTGGATACCAACGGCAACAGTGTCTGGTCCTTTGACCTGTGTGTTGATACTGAGTTTGGCATCTTCTCGGTATTCAGGAATACCAAGGATAGTGTTTAGCTTGCCCAGGTTAGGCATACCGAATGTGCCCACAAACTCTGGTACAGGATTGTTAAATTGTGCTTGTACGATAACACTACGATCCTCACTCAGTGAGTCAAGGGTGGTTGTGTTAGCATCCCCAGTTACTTTAACTAGGTCAATAAAACCTAGGCTGTGTGTATGTTGTACGATGTCTTGTAAATAATCTTTCATTGAGATTCTCCTATAGGGTTGATTTTAGATGATGTATTTAGATTTGTCAACGGCATTGAGTAAATTATTCAAATGTAAACAGGCTATCAAATGTGGTTGCAATATCTGTGTTCTCTGGAATCTTCCAGTCCAACACACCCAGCAAGTTTTCTACCTTTTGATCCACAATGGTTGTTTCCATCAGCGCATCATCAAACGGCAGTTCTTTGAACCAGGCAGGAATGTGTGACTCATCGGTTGGATAGCCCACAGACGTATAGCCCAATGCATTGTCTTTGAGCTTGCACACAATGGTTTTCATGCCATCAACAATGCTTTGGCTGTAGTTGTCGCCATGCATGCGTTTGAGGTTGTTCCAGTTCATGGCTGCTCGCACATGCCCTGGCATGTTGGCACGACCCAGCCTTGCTTCTTCGGCTGAATACTTGGTCAAGTTGTTCACACGTTTGGGTGTGCCTTTTTCCCACGCAGGCCGGCTTTGGAAAGCAATCTTGAAGTCACGCACCTTGTCATAGATGCCTTCCTTCTGTCCGCCTGTTAGCACATCCAACAGCAGTTCACTCAAGAAGTCTTGCACAACCTTGGGAGTGTCTGAACGCTTCAGATCCAAGCCCATGGCCTTGACCTTGCCTGGCTTGCCATGTGTGTCCAGCCTATTGCCTTCAAGGTCATAGATCAATAGTGCATAGCGTTTCTTCTTGATAAACAAACTTTTCTCAGCCACCAGTTCTCTACCACCTTTGATCAGCTCACCCATGCTACGTGGACAGTGACAGGCCCGTTCCATAAAAGCAGGGAAGGAGGCGTTCACTTGATCTGCAATATTGTCGTAGAGTTGAACACAGATGCTTTTGTTCCACTCCATCCTGCCAGCTTCAACATCTTCCTTGATCGCCGGCCACGCACTGAAGTACGCAGAGTCAGTGTCTCCATAGATGATACTCTTGCCCACATGATCGTATTCCCCAAAGATGCACTCATTGATATAAGCATCCATGTGCCTAGCAATAATTCGTCCAGTGAGTGTGGTACTCTGACCAATTCTTTTATCGAAGAAACGACAACCTGGGTTGAGGATGGCTCCGTAGAGACTGTTAAGGTTAATTTTCTTGACCAGCTGTCGTTTATCCCAGAATGCTTTGTCTTCATCTGTAGTTGCATCCTTCTTCTTGGTCTGCATCTCTTGACGTTCACGATACCAGCGTTCTAGTAAACCTGGGATAATGCCTTTCTTTTCATGGGTCATGATAGTGCCGTTGGCAGTAAGGATCCAGGGTCTGTTGCTGTCAAATATCAGCCGCCAGATTTCTGCCGCACTATGCACTGTGGGCGCTTGGCCTTCCCAGTCAATGGTAATTTCTGTGCCTGCCTGTGTTTCCATCACAGCAGTGTATTCAAGGGTGCCAAACATGTTTTCCCAGGCATCAGCAAAGCTAGAACCCGAGTCCATCTTGTCCTTGATATACTTGTCGGTCATTATCGGCCGGAGTTGGCCAACAATCGTTTCTGGGCCCATGTTGCAGGCTCTAATAGCCGAGGGATAGAGCGAGTTAATGTCAATTGCGCCAACCCAGTCGTGCATTCCTTTTTTGGGGAAAGCAACATAGGCACCTGCGGCTTGCGTGTCACCTTGATCATCTCTATTTCTCCTGTTAGGTACAATCAACCCAAGTTGATGTGCTTCGTTAATAATAGCTTGCTCGGTAACTGCCACAGCACCCATGGTGGTCTGTAGCAACACGGTATTTTCATGTGCCAGCACGTTGGCTAGATCCAAGAACTTTAGTTTCTTGTCCAGCTTGTTCAACAGCATGGTATCTTGTCTGTTGTACACAATAAACTCTTTGAAGTCTTTGTTGTACAGCTGATCCAGTGTGCCTTCATACTGTGTCTTGCGCTCGTCTAGTTCATACTCTGAAATAGCATCCAGACTATAACTGTGACGTTCTTCGTATGTGTACTTGCGATACAACTGCATGTAGTCAAGATGCACACGACCCACAAGATCAAACGTGAGTGTTTCGGCACCAAAGCGTTCAAACATACGTTGCTTAGGCACCTGCCCCCATAGGCACATTCTGCGTGTGTCATCCTTACTGAGCACACGAGTGATACGCATTGTGGTATAGGGAATATCAAAGCCTTCACTGTTCCAACCACTCAGGATGTCTGCATCGTCAATGAGATCCAAGAAACTGTTCAGTAGATCTTCTTCACGTTCAAACAAGAAACAGTTTTCAAACTGATCGCAGATCTCTTGTGCAGTTTCCCAGCTCATGCTCTTGGGTGGAATCACCAGAGTAATAAGTTTTTCCATCCAGTCCAAGTACAACGAAATAGCAGTGATAGCATTGAATGGGTCTTCTGGTTTTGAGAAGCCTCGCAGTGGATCAAAGTCCACCTCAATGTCAAAGAACGCTGTTTGCAGTTTGGGACTTGTGGAATTTAAGTAGTTGGTCTCAAGGCATCTGTGTATGGGATTGATATCGCTTTCCCAGATGCGTTTGTTGCTGTTGACACGCAGTTCCTTTTGATACTCTTTGTTGTTGCGTGAGTGGAATCTGCTTACAGGTGTTCCATAGATTGTGCGGAACTTGCCTCTAGGGTCGTCATAGTAAAATATGTATTCGGCTGGGTATTCTCTATACTCCCTCTTGCCGTTCACACGTTCTACCACATGTATACGATCTTTTGCTCGATCGTAGAGAGCGTCTACATAACTCATATTTTTCTCCTTTGTGCGACTTTGAGCTCACACACACTCTACCTGCCGTTTCATGTCCGGCGCGACAAAATTATTTATTGCATTAACATTCTTGCCAAACCTACTGAGTCGATTGTGGTAAGAAGGATGTAATTAGCCAGCATACCAAAGGAACCGCGACTATAAGCACACCCAGCGTATATAGCACAACCTGCAATCCAGACTGGGTACATGTAAAGAAGGGGTGGATTAGGCACGGTCGCGGCCATAGTGATAGAACAGCCAATAGATATAGCCCAAGCAAGGACCTCAAAACAAAAACGAACTCGATCGCTTTTGTAATCTTCTCGGATCCAGTTAGCGGTTCCACTTAATATATCATTCATTAATCTGCATGCCTTGTGATAAAATTAGTTCTAATGTTTTGAGCGCCAAAATATTCTTTTACAGTCTGGATGACTGTTTCAATATCAAATTTTTTACAACTAAACACATCAAAGTATGCGGTATAGTTTGGCTCAATAAAGTGCCCTGTAATGTTACTGGTTGTTATCAACTGCATTAGGCTGTAGCCTTGTTTAGGATCATTGGGTAATAGAAATTCAATTATAGGATCTCCATGAGGTGTCATGTCTATCCGTTGCACAAGATCTTTAACAAAAGCCGCAATGTTCTCACGGCTTTTGATACCTTCGTTACATCCACTGCAATCAAGCATCAAGTGATAACCAAAATATTTCAAAGAGTCTTGCCTACGGTTTCAAGTATAGTGTTAAGCTCTTCGTGGTCTTGGTTGTGTTTGCCCAGTTCGGCCTTGTGTGCAATACGCACTGCCTTTTTTAGCACAGCAGGTTTGATTTCCATTTCCTCTGCAATGGCTTTAATTGTGTCGTTAAGGCCTTCGTTGAGAGTTTCAACTTCTTGCATGACCTGCATGCCTTCATTGATAAGTTGAGTAAGTTTTGCTTTTTCGGCTGAGCCGAACATACGTGCTGACATTGAATATCCTCCAGTTGATTAATTATACAGTTTGTTTTAAGAATTAGCAACTCGCAGTTTCGCCAATCTTGCCTTTTCAAGAATCTTGATATAGACCCAGCCTATGTCAAGTTCAAACCAGCGTCTGCTCAGCCGCGGATTAGCAGCGTCAAGATGGTGATTGCTGTGAAGCTCTTCACCGCCAACGACAATGCCAAAAGGAACCAAATTTCTACTTCTGTCTCTAGTCTGTCCATTACGATACCCCCACCAGTGTGCAAGACCATTTATAACTCCCGCGGCCCAGAACGGGATCCAGAGCATCTGTATGCCCCATAGTACTAATCCTAAGATGCCAAACAACCAGAGATTGATCAGCAACATGATCATGATGCCTAGTCTGCTGTGTTTTGCGTACACATTGTTTTCCATCCAGTCATCTGGTGTGCCCATTCCATACTGCGCCAGCATTGCAGTATCTTTGCTGGCAGCATGATATAATAAAGCACCACCAAACAACACACGCCAGATACCAAACACATGAGGCGTGTGTGGATCGCCAGGTTGGTCACTGTGAACATGGTGCTTGCGATGTATGGCCACCCATTGCTTGGTAATCATGCCAGTTGTGATCCATAACCAAAAGCGCATGAAATGAGATACCGCAGGATGGAATGTTACTCCGCGATGTGCTTGACTACGATGTAGGAACAAGGTAACACATACAATAGTGATATGGGTTACCACTAGAGTATATAAGAGTGGATTCATTGTAATATTTATTGGGATAAATGGTTAACCGTTATTTCTGCTTTGCCATTACTTTTTTAAGAAGGTTAACTTTGTACTTTGTTTTTTCAGTTTCTAGAGCAGGAAGTATTTTGTATTTTTGATCTATCTCATGATTTGTGTTAGTCAACAAATCTCCCGCAGGCACTCCAAATCGTTGGTAATAAAAATATGCCCACATTGCAGTTTTACGTGCAGGCCAATGTTTGGCGTTTAATTCTTTGGCTTTTTTAAAACAAGTTTCAAAATCTAATCCTGTTCGAGAGTTGCGCCACGGATGCAGAGTAACTAGAGTGTCCGACAATCTAGATGTTTCGTTAGTTAAAATTTCGTAATCATGGCTGGCATATTCATGATCTAAAAAACTGACATAATAAACATTAAAGAATTCCTTTGGAACAATGTACAATGGTTCAATCTTCCAGTCGTCCAGCGGGTTTTGATCACTTGTTGCCCATTTATCAAACTTTTCAAAGTCTTCTTCGGTGTCATGTGGTAATCCAAAAATAAATGCAGAGTGTGTGGTAATATCTTTCCATGATGATTGTTTTAACCCACGAAGGAAATCAAGTTGATCATATGGATCCATGCCTTTGCCGATGCTCTTTGCACTTTTTGTATTCAGTGTTTCTATACCAAACGTAGCAGACTTCAGTCCTGATTCTTTTAAAATTTCTGCAGTCTCAGGAAATCTAGACATTAGGTCAAGTCGTAGATAGCTTGTAAACTCTAGCTTGAATGGCAACTTGCTATAAACTTCATCGTATAAAAATTTTATTTTATCTGCACTGTCATTGTATGTGTCATCACTGAAATAGTATCTTGTGACTCCATGTTTTTGATAATTTTGACTCAGTTCATCTTTTAATACCGCGGCTTGCTTGACCCATTCGCCTTTGGTTTTACCGTTCAACGGAAATCCACAAAATTTACATTTAAATATACATCCTCTAGCAGTTTCAATGGTTAAAGTTTCGTTGTCAAGTACTATGTCATCTTCGTGATAGATAATTTGCGAAGTTGTAAATTGATCGTATTCTTTATTGGCTATGTAATTACTATAAAAACTTAACGGAATAGGAGTCTTCTCACTATTCACCCATTTGGTATAGGTTATAATCTCTTGGTCAACATACCCTTCAAACTGCACAAATCCAAATGCAGAAAGGTCCCACGATCGAGACCCACCAATCAAGAATTTAATGTTAGGTTTTAAGTACCTAACGAAATCTACAAAAGATCTTATTCCTTGTGTTAGTGTGGCATGAGAGTAGTTTGCCTTCACCAATTGTTTTTCTGCATAGTATGGCAAGCCAAATATGTGCCACAAGAACGACCCACTGATGCCAATCCAAAGGGTGTTCCTGCCAATTGCTTTTGAAAGTATTAGTTTTAACGTTGAATCTAGTCTAGTGGTTGAATTTGAAAATGCTGTAAGGTCAATGCAAAGAACGCTGTAGTTATTTTTTCTAAGTTCAGTGGCTATTCTGAAAGGCCCGCCAGTTTTAGATAAGTGCATTTCGTCATTGCCATATAGCAATATGCATTGATACATTAAGGGATTCTTTCTTTGATGATTTCTATTATTTGTGGACTGAGCACAACTTCATAATGATTATAATCAACATCAACCAATTCCATATCTTTGTGCGCACGTTGACTTGCCAGGGTGACCACACCGTCATTGGGTTCAATGATCCAGGGTGCTGACCCCTTGGTAGTGACAAGATTAGTCCATGGCCATGTTATGTGAATTTTTTCAGCCTGTTTCATAGGCTCACTTCTTGGGCCTATATCCTTGAGTAATCGACTGAAAAAGTAAAAATACTTGGCATAATCTGCCACTTCTGCACCACCATAGGGTGTGCTTAGTGTGACTGCACCTTGCACACGATCTCGATAGTAATCTGCAATATGCAGTGCATAGATACCACCAAGGCTATGACAAACAAAAAACATTGAATCAACCGATCCAAGTTGTTCGATCATGATGCCTAGATTGTGATCAAACCCATCGCGACTATCATATTCTAGCACAATGTCATCACCGGGCATCTGAGATCTAATATAGTTAAAACTCTCGCCAGTGGCGCTGGCACCATGTATGTACACTGTTTTCATTTCCATATCACCATTTTAAATCTTTCTTTTACAATGCGAAAGTAGTTGCACTTCCAGTCGCTTTGTGCAAAAAAATCTAGACCATGCCATTCATCCTTGCGCTTGAGTAGCTGTTGTGCCGCGTCGTCCCAGTCTATACTATTTAATTTTGGCTGTACTGACTCTTTTATCTCGGCGGCTTCGGTGTAGTCAAAGCAATCGTACTCCCAGTGCAGTATTTCAAATGCATTACCTTCACGATCTACCCAGTCCATGCTAAAGTCTAGGCCCCACTTGGGACGCATAGCACACAGCTGATGTACTCTTGGAAGGTCACCGGCCCAGTAGCGCAGTTGTGCCAATGCACCTTCTCGATAGCCTTTTCGTTCAAACAGCAGGCTGTGGTTTAGCACAGCCCCTTCTAGTTTTTCTTCTTGTGCGAACCAATCTTGTTTTAGTGCAGTCCGATGACTACGATGTGGCTTGGGTGTGTTTTCGTTTGCACCAGCGAATTCTTTTTCTAGATCAGTAAGGTCGTAGCCATTTTGATCAAACAATGCTAGGTCATCCGCAGTAGGTTTAAACACCAGTTTACCAATCGAATTGATCCAGTATCCTTCTGGATTAAATTGATTCGTGGTAAGAGTGAGATCTCGCATGCAGGCTCCTATCGTGCCGCATTAAGAATTAACTGGCAGGTGCAGCTATTTTCTTAATGTCTTTGATATCTGCTTTGGTTTCATGCAGTAGTTGAGTAGCAATGGTTAGATGGTGATGTAGTTCGAGCCACCATGTTGCTATGTCGTATATTTTTTTCAGGATCCACATCCACCATATGATGCAGGTTGCAACCCCCCAGGTAATGATAACTTTAACTGCCATATCCCAGCCGACGAAGTTTTTGTATTCGAGTATAGCAAATGCAACTACTATAACCATTACACTGAGCACAGTGTATCTAGACCACCAGCTGCACTGGGTTGAGAATCGTCTGGAGCAACTCATTTCAGTGTGGCTCTCAACTGCCATGAATGCTTGCGATGTGCATCCATGCGCTCTGCTAGGAAGTTAGCAAGACCATCTTCTCCTGCGGCAGTGGCAATGTCGAAAGTCAACTTTAGTAGTTTGGTCATTTTATCCGAATCGGCCAACAGTTCTGACAGCATTGCTTGGGGTGGTAGTATTTCGGATTCGTCATCAATCTGGCTCAGCATGCTGAAACGACCATAACTTGCAGGAGTGTATGCATTCAGCTTGCGTATGTTTTCTGCAAATGGATCAATACTGCCGTATACTTCTTGGTAGATGTTTCCAAATAAATCGTGTAGCTCTGCAAAGTGTATGCCTTCAACATTCCAGTGGAAGTTGTGCGCCTTCAGATAAAAACTGAATTCACTTGTAAATGCTATCTTCAATGCGTTAACTAATTTATCCATGATCTAGTATTTATGCTCACTTAATAGTTTCAGGGTAGCGAATCCTTGTCTAGCGCAGCAGCCGCGCACACGGTCCTAAGGCTGTGTTCTTTACCTAATCCTTTACTATAGGACCACCTGTGATCCACAGCTCACAGCTACGTGATCCAGCACATTTAAAGTGCAATAGATTACAATAGCCTAGGTCGGCTGCTTCACGTGTTTTTTCTGCATCATATGCTTGTGTACCCATGCCGTCATGGATACATTTGTACATACTGTCTGAAATATTAAATGCAGCACAATTCTCACACTTCATGGTCTGTGCTGTTTTTTCATCTATCTTCCATTGCCGGGCTGACTGTTTCCAGTAGTTACCTGGTTTGTCAGGGTTGGCAGGACCATAGTGATGCTGGTCAATCGCCACTTGACGATTCTTTACATTGACTTCTAGATCATGAGTAGCAATAGGACACCCTTTGCTAACCGCTTCTATTAGACTAATATAGCTTCTCATATCAGCAGTTCCATTTGCGCAGAGCTAGAGTTTTGCGTGTGGGTTTGCCGTTGGGTTTTTTTGCAGGCCCTTTAACGCCTGACATTCTTGCACAGAAACTTTTACGGCGCTTGGCAGCTTTAGATCCTGGTTTGAGTTTGCTTGGCTTGGTAGTTACCGCTGTTTGTAGTTTACTACCTGGATTCTCACGACGATAGCTGGCTACACCTTTTGCGTTGAGTCCACCTTTTTTGCTTTTTCCTTCTTTACGACGCCAGGCGGCGGATTCAGCAAGCAAGACGGTATCATCAAAGGACTCAAGATCTTCCCAGATCTGTTCAGCATCAACACCACGAGCCAGTGCAAGACTTTCAACCATGTGTTCAATCATGTCAAACTGCTCGTCTGGTGTCATGCTTTCTGTTATATCTTCATTTTTGGCAGTTTTGGCTGCATCTTTCCAGGCCTGAGCTGTGGGTGCTTTGGGACTGCTGGCAGGCCTGCTGGTGCCGGCCTTTTTTCGCTTGTTCACGTTGTAGTAAAGGCCGTGCTTGGCTTCTTCTTCAACGCTTTCATTGGGCACACAGTTACGCACTTGTCCGCCATTCCGACCCTTTTTAGTACCTTCGGCATGTTTGCCAGGCCAGCATTTGGTTACGCCGTTTGAATCCTTAGCACCTTTTGCGATCTCGTTGAGATTACCATGTGACTCACACATGCCACAGTCTTCACAGACCATTTCCATTTCAATGGATTCGTTGTGTTTTTTCTTGCCGGCACAATGTGCCTTTTGTGAGAAACCTTTAGGATGACTGCAATTGATACTGCTCTTGTACTTTCGACTCCAGCCTTCTTTAAATTCGTAACCGTCTTCCATCATGGATTTTGCTGCACGGTCTACTGCTTCGTCGATGCTTTCTTTGGCCATGTAGTTGTCTGATGAACCACTTGCGCTGTAAGGACCACTGTCCATAGAACCAGAATGTCCTGTATCGGACGCTGGAGTTTTTTCTAAATAGTCAGGGTTTTTAGGTTTCACACGCTCAATACTAAATTCATAAAATTTAATACCTTTACTCTTTAAAAACTTTTCTAGTGCAGCTGATGCTTGCCCTGGAGATTTAAAACTGTTTCCTAGGTTGATGTCTTTGGTGACAGTATTGCCATCAACCTTAAATGTAACATGAGCAACGATCTCTGGTAAGAAATCTTCACCAGATGGAGTACTTTGTGCATGGGCACCACTACCGCCTAGTGCCATAGCACCTGCCAAGGCCGCACCACCCAGTGCTGACTTCCAGCCTTCGTCTACACTTTTTTCTTTTTTCAGTTTCTCAGTTTCTCTGCGAGCCTTGTCACTTAGGTTTGTTACCCTGCCACGACCGTCTTTTTCTTTGCTAACCTTGCGCCAATCGGACTCATCTCTCCAGCTGGTAACTTCACCTTTTTCATTTTTAGTTTCAGTGCGTTCTTCCGCCATACCTTGCTGACCGTACATATCCATCAGTTGTCGAACATAAAAATTATAAAAACCACGACGGCCGTTGTATTCTCTGTCTCCCAGCACAGTCTTTAGTGCGGCTACCGCATCATTTGATTCTGACCCACGCATTATTTTTAGTGCATCCGTCACAAGTGAATCAACTTGTTGTGTGTTTTCCGCCACACCTTGCTTCATACAATGTTTTAATTCTGCTAATGCTTCTTCTGCATTATCAAAACCTACTACATCATACCCTGACGCATAGTGTTTTACATACCAATTACCATTGCCTGGACTTGCTTCGGGATCTGTGCCAATTTCGCCAACGGGCTTACCGTTCTTCTTAACAATCTTTTTAACTTGGTCTGCTTGACCTTCCGCCACACCTT